TGTCGACCTGCAAGTGCATCTGCGTCGCGCCCGAATTGACCGCCGGCCGTCGGTACGGTCGCGCCATCACGGTCATATCGCGATCGTGTTGCCTCATTGCGTCACCTCCGTCGCAATCACGCGCAGCCGTTTCCTACGTCCGCTGTCCGGGTCCACCACGCTCGATACGTTGTACGCCGTGCCATTCAGGAGCAGCCGGCTACGCGCATCGAGGATTGGGGACCAGGCAGTCTCAATGTCCAGGTCAGTACGGATCGACACGCCGAGATCGTCCACTACTTCCCGTTGCGTCGGCTTGATGATTCCGCGCACAGTGCCCACGGTCAACCACGCCAAATCCGCCTGCCCAAGGTCATCGACCGTCTGGGTGGACGTTTGCACGGTGAACACTTCGCGCCAGAATCCACAGCCGGCCATGGATCATCCGATCGATTGTGTGCCGTGCATCCGCCGAATAGTCTGGATGAACGGGTGAGGCTCCGGGGTTACGGCGTCATCGCCACGGAATGATTCAATGTGCCCGACTTGGAGCTTGATGGCAAGCCACTCTTCGTCCGTGATTGCATTCAATTCCTTGGCGGTCGCGGCCATCCACGCCGACAAAGATGCCGTGAGCGAAGCCGATATGGCTGGATCGTCCTCGTTGTGCGTGCGCTTCAACCAAGCACGCACGTCAGCCAGTCCAGGTTGGGTTGTGGGTATCGACATGGCACCTCGCTATTGCGGGGTGGGGTCGAAACCCCACCCCGCAACTGCTTGAGAGGATGATTAGGAAGCAGTGACTTGCAGCTGAACGATCGACTTCGCGCGGGTGAACGCGGAGTTCGCGAACATGGTGCCTTGGAACTTGACCTGACCACTACCGGCCAGAGTTAGGGCATCCCTGTCGATATTCATGCCGGTCCACTCCCGGGCGCTGAATGCATCTCGCACGTTGCCGCAGATCAACATGGTGTTCACGCCGGAGGCTGCAAGAAGCTTATAAGCCGGCGCAAACTCGGTCACGTACACCGGCAGACCCATGAGCGTAAACGATGCGCCAGCCACACCAACCGCATCGGCGGATGGAATGAACACTGGGACGCTATTGATCGTCAGGCCACAGATTGCCGCGTAAACGTCTTGCGACATTACCCACGCGCTCGAGTTCCAGTAAGAAGCTGGCAAGAGGCTATATCGCATCTCGCGCAGATTGGCAACAGTTACGCCGGCAGTAATTGCCGTCGCGCGCGTTGCACCACCAGCAGCAACAGCCTTGACGGTTGCGGCAGAAGTTGTGGTGAAGAGTCCAACTGGTTGATGAGTGGTTACACCGTTTGTGCCAGCAGTTCCAAGTCCGCCGACGTAACCGAACTCAAGGTTGCGTGCGAATTGGCGCATCAGGTTGTCGACGATTTCAGCCTCGACATCGAAGTTAGCCTGGGCAAGCAGTTGCTTGGTCACACTGGTGAACGGCAAGCACGCCGCCGGGGTCAATGGAACTTCAGCGAATGCCGGATTGATTTCCGTGCTGGCCTGTGTTCCGGCATCACTGACAGTCCACGCTGAGGTGTAAGCGGCAGTTTCGAGCGTGTTGTAGCGAAGGGTCTGGTAGCCCTGCACGCCAGTGCGAAGCTCAGCGAGGTTGCGAACAACAGTCGCAGCGTCGATGTACTTCATGATCATGTCTTCGTACAGCTTCGGAATCATCACAGCACTGCTGTCCTGACTCTTCAATGCTGCACGCACTTCAGGCTGACGGCCGCCGCGCATGTAGCCCATCCACTGGTCGCGGTAATCGTCGGTGCTGCGGTACTCATCGCGCTGGTTGCGGCGATCGATGGTGCGCTGGATCGGGGTAGCAGCCTCGCGGATGCCGTCAGCGGCAGCCATCGCGGCGTCACGGGCCTCGAGGATCTCTTCGATCTGTGCGACGATCTCGGCGCGGTTCTCTACTTCAGTGCCTTCGACGTTCTGTGCGCGCAGTTCTGCGAGCTTTGCATTCATGGTGCGGATGTTCATTGGCTTGATTACCTTTGTGATTACTGGCGTTTCTTGTGAGCGAACTTGAGCAGTGGTGGCGTTGTATGCACCCTGCTCGACGATTGAAATCTCTCTGAGATTGACTGAGTTGAGCGTGCGCTTATCGCCGGACCAAGAATCCCCACCAGCAGGAACGTGGAATCCGAAAGACATTTCAGACACAACACCGCGCTTCACCAGGTCGAGCACCCCGGCGTCACGCTGCGAATCGCCTAGCGTGGCGGTGTATTTCAGACCTTGATCGTCTGATTCGAGCGTGAGTGTGCCGCTCTTGGTGTTAGCAAGGATCTGCTTTGAATCGTGCATGAACCACAACGATGCACCGGCTGCGATCGATGCGTCGAACGCACCAGGCGCGATGCGCTCGGTGAACGTGCCCTTCGCACCCATAAGCGGCTTGCTCCATGAGTTGTAGAGAGCGGCGTAGCCGGTGATGGTCTTGCCTTCAACGGTCCCGATGGATGCCTGGCGTGTTTCGAGATCACTCATATGGTGGGTCGCCTTCCTCTGCGTCTGCGAGATTCGCAGCGGGTGTAATGCCGGAGATCACCGGCGCCGGATCGTCAAGGCCTGCAATTCGTGGCAGCCCGAGCCGGACGCGTGCGTCGTTCGGTGCGAGCACGCCGATACCGACCAGCGCTGCGTAGGCTTTGCCGGCCGTGCGGAAGTCGCCCTGTGTGATGGGGACAAGATCGGTAGTGATGCGTTCACCAGGTGGAAGTAGTTTGCGGGAGAACTCGGCATCGATGCCGGCGCAGAACGGAGCCAGGCAATGCGTGACGTACGCCTGTGCTACCTCTGGTTGCGATCGCCCTTCACCCTGGCCGAGCAGTTGAGCCGGCACGGAGAATGCCCGAGCGACTTCCTCAACACCGAGCCGCTTGCACTCCATGAGTCGCGCGGCTGCGTCTGCTGCCATCTGATTGACCTTCATGCCTTCGCCGAAGAACGCCGGGAAGCCAAGTTTGTCTGCGCCACTGTGTTGCTCTGCCCACTTAGTACGCATCGAATCGCGCGCCGTAGCCGTAAGGGGCCCGGGGTGCTCGATCGCAAGCTTTCCGACAAAGCCTGATTTAGCCAGTTCCTCAATCGCTTGGTCCAGAATGGCTTGAGTCCCAAGCACGCGAGAGCACTGGTCGATAGGAGACACCCCGAGCCATGGGGAGCGCGGGTCCGTCGAAGCCCGCACATGGACGATGGAGGAATCGTCCACCACTTGTCGGTCAATGATGTAACGCGCCTGAGTTCCCTTGATTTCTACGCTGACCACGCTCGGGTCAATCGGTTCCAGGGCCACCGGGTCACCGGTGCGGAGGTCGCGCCGGATGAACAGGTAGCCGTTTCCGAAGTAGAGAGCCGACGCAGCCAGCCACCGACGCACCTCGTACCCACTCAGGAAGGAACTACTGTCTCCTCTGAGCAGATCGATGACGGGTGAATCCTTGACGATGGATCCATCCCGTCGCGTGACGGTCAGGTCTAAGCGCGCTGAATCTGTACTGATCAGATTCACGGCACGCACAATGGCGGGGCAGCCGAGTAGATCAGTGGACAGCGTTGTCAGCGTCAGCGGTGTGAAGCTGATCAGCGTTTGCGCTTGTGACCGATAGAAGAATCTGCCGAACCATGACGCCATTCCCGTACTACACCACGACATTTTACGAATGCAATAGCGCCTACATACACCGCGTCAACAGCGTGTAGACACTATTTCAGATTGAGTATGCGGCGTACATACGCGCAGTAATCAGAAGCCCGGTTGAGTCTCGTACATCGATCCTCCCATGATCTGTAGATCGTTCAACACGCGCGCCGCCATGACTTGAGCGGTGAGCGCGTCGATGTTGCTACTGCTCTTCGCCTTGACCGGCATGGCCAGTCCAGTGAGTCCAACGTATAGCCGAGCCGACGCCAGGCAAGCGCGCAGCACTGGGTCCGGCTTGCATCTGATGCGCTCGGCGCGGATCCAATCGCTCCAAACGGCCCAACCGCCACCCATCCAGACCATTGTTTGCGGCGCTTTGTGCCATTTCCAGCCGTGTTTCCGCTCCATTTGGGCAGCCCAAGCGCTCGCTTTGCCTACCGGATCGGCCACAAAAGCGCGGATATCGTAGGTCCGGCAGATCTCCACAAGCCTTGCTTCGACCAAATCGAGGTCGATTGTCGGCCCACCGGCAAGCGAAAGCGCGTGTTCTTCGACCCATTTCTGCAGTGGTTGCCGCGTTCGCTTCTCATCGAAAGCAATATCAGCGCCGGCCCACCAGTGATATCCGCGCGTGTGCACCTTCGTTCCATCCCAGACCGCCAGGCACAGCGAGGTTAGATCGCACTGCGATCCGAACGCGAATCCCCCCTGGCTGAAGTCCACCGCCACCACACCAGCCGCACCGGCCAACATATCCCAGTCCTCATCGACTGAAACACGGTCGAGAAGCTCGAGCGGCAGCGCGCCGGCAAGGTCATCAGTGAACGTGGCGAGTTCTTGGAGCCAAGTTTCCTCGCGTGCGCGGGGGTCTGCGGTCGCCAGTGCGTTCGCGATCTTGCTCCGAATGTCACGGATCGAGATCAGAACTCCGGCGCTCGGGTTCGCGTGCTGCACCGCCAAGTCAGAGTCCGGGTGGTCCTCGGCATCCATGCCCCACAACAGAGCCCACCACCCTTCCGGTAGCGGCGTCCCCTGGTCTAGCCCGACTTCGCACGCTTGCCAGTACGGCCA